TGTCACGCCTATCGCGTTGATCGAGGCGTACATTTCATTCCCGTAGTTTCTGCCGAAGTCCCTTGAAACCCTTATCCACGCTTTCGGGTCAGAGCCTTGACCAGTAGTAAGACCAACACCCCTCTCAAAATCAATTTGAAGGGAATTAGCAATAACCCTTTCGCCTTCGTTAGAAAGATGCGTGAATACCCGCGTCCTTTTGATTTCATCCCCATCGTCATCGTAGAAATTCTCCGACATTTGGTAGATTTTTCCGGATAGCCTGTCTCCAACGATGGTTTTGCCAAAAGCAAACATCGAGGTCGCCGCCAGGTGTTTCTTGAACGCTCCGTCATCAAGGAAGGCTCTTTCATGCCATAAACCCGTTGCGCAGTCGTACACAAGGGTCGTTTCGAGTAATCCACCCGTCAGGACGTAAAAATCATGACCGCTTTCCTGATAGGCCCAAGCCCTTAAAACCGTCACATCGGCGAGAGCTTGGATCTTTTCTTCGATGAAGTGAGTAGACACTCTTTCAGGGGTCGCGCCTGACATACGGTAGACAACACCCCATCCTCTGTCGTTTCTTCCAACGAAAAAGACTGTGTTATCGAGAGCGACAACCGAGTGAGCCGCCGCGCAGCCTGTGTCAATACGTCCACCAGAACGGGTAAACGGGAAGTCACCGCCGCCGCTATTTACCCACAATTCAGTCGAGTTTTCGCCCATCAGCAAAAGCGCCTGATTGGTCGCAAAAACCCTTACGATGTTATCCGGTAGACCTTCAGCCGTTGCGAAGTCCAGAGCATCCCAAGACGTACCGTCAAAGAGTGCAGAAATGTAAAATTGACCTGTTGAGGGGTCGTTTACGATAAAGTACCCATCAAGGAAACAAACCGAACCCGCGCCGGGGAAGTCAACATCCGAAACCTGAGCAAAAGTATTCGTGGCAAACGTCAGGATGTATAGTGAAGTGCCATCACATACCGCTAATTGATTTCCGTTGTCGGCAAAGGTACATGCAGAACCTGTGGTATTGATAGAACCTAAAACCGTCCCGTTGCCAGAGGAATCAATCTCGTAAAAGTCCGTACCCGAAACCGCGAAAGCTCGTGTATTCTCCACCGAAAACCACAAACCACGAATTGAGCCAAGGCCCACAGTGGAAAACAGGTCAAGACCTGGCGTTCCGTAGAGCGCCGCTACTTCCTTACCGCCTTGTTGATCCATGACGGGATAAAGGTTAATCGTTCTCTGCGCGTCATAGGGAATTGACCTTTCCTGATAGGAAGGCCCGACAAGACCAAGCTTCATTTATCACCTGTCAGTAAGGATGTTTCGCCTGCGAGTGAACGGGGTCAGCGCGGTCATTGGGCGGGCTTTTGCTACTGAAAGCTCAATCAGCCCCTTACTTTCCCTTGCGCCGGCTATGACGCTGGGGGGAGGTGTGCCAATCCCGTATTCAGGGGCGATATCGAGGGCAAGACCGTATTTCAGGGCTTTTTCCCATCCCGTAGGCAGGTCAACGGTCGTGTCTAACGAGGTGAACTGCGTAATGGCTTTTTCACTCAGGAGATGGAGTACCGTCCCTGAAGTGTCGATAGGCCAAAGGCGAATTGTCCCGTTTGGATGCCCGTTTGAATAGTTGATGTAGGAAGGGATAGACGAAGTGACGGATTTATAAGAAACGTACTGGTCATAGACTTCATCGTTGATAAACGTCAGGGGATAATCTACAGAGCCAGTCGTCACATAGGCCGAGATAATCTCAACAGGTTTGGTCGTGTTGATGGTCGCGCCACTACCTATTGTGTATGACGAAGCCCCTGTTAAAGTGTAGCTGTCCCGCGTCCTTGCATAGCAGATAAGGTTTTCATTCGACCAAGACGCTAACATCTGATTGAGCGCGGTAAATCCGTCAGTCGCCTCATCAGCGTCAGGGGATTCGCCTTTTCTCAAGACGCCCAATAGCTTCATTGCGCCTTTTACAAGATCGCGGGCAGTACTCACGGCTCACCGCAGGGGGAAACTGTGATCGTACCCGTACCCGTAGAGAGAAGAACCGCAACCGTGTCGTTGTCCAAGGGCTTTTCAAAGATTTCCGTTGAATACGCACCGACCGCGACGTTCGCGTTGGTTGCCGTGGCAGAGCCAAGGCCAGTTGTCACATAGCAAATCGCCGTGGTGACGTTTACCACCCGGATATATTTCGATGCGCCGGCGGGGGCGGGAATGGTCGCAGAGGCTGAAGTCGTCGAGGCAGAGATTGCCACCGACGCCTGTTTAACATGGATAGGCATTGATTACCTCAAAAGAAAAACAGGGGTTTTTACGCCCCTGTCTGGTTTAACCAGTCGTGATTTGCTCGAACTGCATTTGAGCTTTTTTGTAGACGCTGAACGTGTCGGCGTGGGATGTATGCTGTGCCGCTTGCAGTTGGAGAGTGCCGTCAGCCGCGATATCCACAACGCCCGTAATTTCAACGAGGATAACGACCGCCGAAGTGTTGTCACAAAGCAAAGCCTGGTCGGTCGTGGTCGTGCCGCGAGAGATAGCCACAGCCGAAGCGGTAAAGGCTTTCGCCTCATACTCAATGGCGGTAATCATCGAGGCCGTACCGAACTTGAAGGCAAACTTCGATCCGTTGTTTGCGGTGCAGACCGTGGGAATGGTAATGCGGAACTTGTAAGTGCCGCCTGCCTTCAGGGTATCCGTAACCATACCCGTGACGTTTGCAAGGGTAGTGCTTGAGGTGACGTCAAGCTGCGTGGTGCAGAGCGAAACGTCCGACAGGTTGTTGTTGAGAAGCTTACGGGCAGACCAATCAAGTGCGCCTTCGTTGCCACTCAGGAGAGCGTTTTTAGCCATCTTTATTCCTTTCAAAAGAAAAGGGGGAAGCCTTAAAGCCTCCCCCGATTCATTACGCCGTGATGCGGCAAGCCCATTCAGGACGAACCGCAGCGATACCGCCGAGGAAGTCCAGACGAAGGATCATCTTGTCCGTGAGAATGGACGAATCCATCCACACACGAACCGTCATGCCATCAACGGTTTGCTGTTCGCACATGTGAGTTCCTTGGAAGGTCGGCAGCGGGACGGACACAAAGCGGAAAGCGTTCTTGTGGAACGCGAGGCTTTGCTGATAACCCGTCGAGAGAGAGCCAACCAGAGTAACCGCAGCCGAAGATTGGGGCAGCGAGTCAACAGTTGCGCGACCGTCCGTGGTAGAAGCGTAGATAGCGGGGTAAACAGAAACGCCCGTATATGCGCCACCGGAAGCCGTGTTATCCGCGAGGACAACGAACTGTTGGAGGTAGTTGAGCTTGACCTTGGTAATCGGGTGAACCGCGTACACCGAAGCAATGGTGAACGTGTCGCCCTTCTTCAGGGTCTGCGAGCCAGTACCCGTCAGGGCAATGGTCGTGTCACCTTCAGTAGAGGTCGTGGTTACGGTGATCGTGCCCGTTGCAGTACCGCGGGTATGGGTCGGCAGGAGGTTGTTTTCGAGATAGTTGAAACCATCCGCAGTGCCCATATAGCCCATTTTGTACTGCTTTGCGATTTCAGGGCTGGAGTTAAACAGGCCCTTGCGTGCGTTGACAGCCGAGCGCATTGCAGTCGAATCCAGCAGCAGTTGCAGCTGGTCGTCCTGCGGCGTCAGGTTTTTCATGAGCTTTTCACGAACCGACAAGATGGTGTCGGTATCGAACACCGTAGAGCCAGCCGTACCTGCCAAGTTTGCAACAGCGTTCTTTGCGCGGGTAAGGCAGGTTGCCTCAACGTTTTGCGCCACGTTCGAGATTGCAGGCTTCAGGATGCGCTTTGCCCAAGACTTGAGCTTCAACGAGTTGAAGATTTCAGCCGAGGTCAGAGCAACGGGGAGGACTTGACGGATATCCAGAGTGAGGGCGACTTTTTCTTCCTTCACGTCCTGAATGGTGGAGGTAATATCCACAGTCGAGGACGAGGTGAAGCGTGCGGGTTTGGACACATAAACAGTATCGCCCACGTTGTAGCCGTTGATCTGGTCAAAGGTATCGTCAGGCT